TCATGCAGGCAAATGCGTCCACATCAAAGCTTCAACCAGGTGCTCTCCTCCTGTCACAGGATAAATTTGTCTGTAAAAATCAAACTCTCCCAACTCATTACCAATACCAATCAGTTGAATGCTGTTGCCATCTACAATAAATTTTTCCGCTGACGGAACCAAAATTAAGGCTTCCGGATGTTCATTAGGAAAGGTGTTAGCAAGAGTACGCTGAATATCCCTCTCCAGCAAAATCTCCTGAGTATTAGCGTAAAGCGCTGGCGTAAACTCATCGACGAAATCGTTACTATCCCTTGGGCGCATATGTATCATTGAATACGACTGTTCTCCAGATTCTGATAATCCATGGCGAACAATAAGAACACTACAGCCGCTTTGCTGATTGGTTAGCCATAACGGTGAACTTTGCTGGATAGTTTGAGAAATATCATTTCGCCGGAGGCTTATACACTGATTACTCAAGCTTACAACTGCAGGTGCATCAAAGCGGTCCGGACTATCAGTATCACGCATACCTGTAAACAGAATATAATCACTACCAGCCATATCATCTTCCGTTTCTTTTAGTCTTAACAAGCCATCCTCTCTTGTAATATTAACTGTAATTAAAGATGTCTCATCATGATGGGCATAGCGCTGTGGATTAAGAATTAAATGCTCTTCCAGAAATTTTACAGGGTTACTACGTATTTCATTCATTATACACCGAAGCTCTGAACGATGCGGCACCAGAAAGTGCCCGGTATTTTGTGAAATAATACTACTTACCTTGATTGTTTCTCTCCAGCTCATGAAAAATAACTCGCGTATTATATTGTTTTACCAACCACAGGCCCCGAATGCCTGTGGTGTTTTTATATAAATTATCGGAAGTTAATATTGTTTCATTTGAAACATCTTAACTATCTTTTATAATAAAGCTTCCCCTTGCAGGGTCATATTTACACTCTTCTGGTTTAACAATCATTGATGGGGTTATTGGAGCTCGTGTCAGAGGGTGAACTGAACCGTCATTAACCACGCGAGAAAGTGCATCAACATCAAATAAAGTGCATACTGCTGAACTATCTGAATTTTTGACAAATACCCCTTCTTCTGGTGTTTCCAGTATAATTGGGCATCGAGTTGCATCAGAGGGACACTGGAGGCTCTCTGTATTAACAGAAAACTTACATTGATATATTTTATCCTGAGGAGTCACTTGCGATTGTGTTTCACCTGCATCTGATCCTGAAAGAATACTTAACATTCTCTCGCCAAGAGCTTGAGGCCCATTATTGAACCCTAAAAGCAATAATTCAGTAAATAATCCCCCAGTGCCATCGCTGGCCAGAAAGCGCCCATCTGTTGGGCTATATTCAATTCTGACAGTTTCACCACCCATTGTAAATTCTCCACGCCCAGTGGCTGCAACTTGAGCACGAAGAACCTCCATTCCAAGATGGAACGAAGATGAATTAATATCTGAGGTTAATGGCATAATAAAGCTCCCTGTTTTAATTTGAACTCCAGACTTAAAGGTCCACAACAAATGTCATCCACAAATTTTTCCCTCGTCCCATCAGCACACCGAATTTGCAGCGGCCTCACCACGCACTGTATCGGCTTTTTATCCGCACCCAGTATCACCACCTGCGTGATTACCCTGTCCTGCTCCGGAATAATGCCCTATTCGCTTGTTCTCAGAAATTGCCAGCAACCTTACACTACTTCTTTTGAGCCCATTTTTCGCCAGCCCTGAATACAGGAAAGTGTTAACTGTTTTTATGTTTACCCTCATCTCACTGGCGAGATGGGACGGACGCAACTGACGGTAGATATATCCAAACATCACCACCATCTCTGACATCGTCAGTGCCCGTGCTTTTTTGTTCCAGGTCCACAATCTGTTACGCACAGCATTATGTATATCATGTCCCCCTTTCAACGCTTCCAGATCCAGCTGAATAAAACGGCGTCCCTGAAACATGCTGCGCATTAAATGGCCCAACTGACTATCACAGATTATTAACCAGGATTCTTTACTATCCAGAATAACCCTGCGATTTTCCGGCATAAAAAATTCTTGAGCCAGAATTACACGGCATCCTTTCAGTAACAAACGCAAACCATATTCCAGATAATAATTACGCGTCGCAAGAATGAGCTTCATCGCCCTACTTCCCTGAACTACAGTAGTGTTCCATGCCTCGGTCGCAATCAGAATTTATGATTCCCCCTCCAGGGAACAAGATGGACACTCCCCTGCTCCTTAAAGGCATCCTTCACTCCATCGTATTAACATGTTTATTACTTCACACTCTAATAACAAACATCCCCCATACATGACAACAAAAACCGGAGCCGGCCTCCGGTTTTTTGTGAACCCGTCGGCTATTTCATCCCGCCAATATTTTCCCACGTCCCGTCAGCACGCAGGATTTGCAGCGGTCTTACCACACACTGTATCTGCTTTTTATCTGCATCCAGTATCACCACCTGTGTGATTACCCTGTCCTGCTCCGGAATAATGCCATTCTCATCTGACTCCAGGATGTCTGCCGGCCCCAGTCGCAGTTGTACTGTAAGCGACTGCCCGTGTTCACAGTCATCATGCTTTCCGCAACCACACAGACGCTCCATAAGCTTTCTCAAAATATTCATGTCATTCTCCTGTTCTGCCTGTATCACTGCCCACTTCATCCAGTCCCTTAACATCCTGCCACGGCCCGTCGCCAAACCTGACCTGCAAATGCTGAAAAAAACCCTGAACCCGTGTGGCATCTTTGGGGTCAAGAAAGGTCAGTCCGGTGATGAGTGCGCCATCTGTATCCGGGAACCAGCCATGGCTGTTTGTCTCAATAATGCTCGCCGGCCCCAGACGAAAACGGATTTGTGTCTCCCCCGGGTCGCCCTTCGGTCCCTGAGGTCCGGTTGCCCCCACCGGGCCAGCCGCACCTGTTTCTCCTTTCGGTCCCTGTGGGCCAGCCGGGCCTGCCGCACCGGTATCTCCCTTTGGACCCTGTGGACCTGCATTTCCCGTCAGACCGGTCTCTCCCCGCTCTCCCCTGTCGCCTTTCGGCCCCTGCGGACCTGCCGGACCAGCATCACCTGCCGGCCCCCGTTCGCCGGTTGCCCCGACAGGGCCGGTGTCACCGCGCTCTCCCTTATCACCCTTCGGCCCCTGAGGACCCGCGGGCCCCTGTTCCCCCTTTGGCCCGGGAGGTCCCACCACGGTGGGGATTCGGTTTACGGCCTCTTCCGCCGCTATCCTGCTTTGTTCCGCTGACTGTGCGCTTTCTGCTGACTCCCGGGCTTTCTCTGTTGCGGTCGTTGCATCCCTGGCTGCATTACCGGCTGCACTTTCTGCCGTCTTTCTTGACAATTCAGCTTCTGCTGCACTTTGTGATGACTCACTGGCTTTTTGAGCGGCCGCAGAAGCCGAGGACGAGGACGCATCCTCTGACTGCTTTGCTGAGGCTGCACTTTCTGCCGCCTGCCGGGCTGACTCCGATGCCTCCCCTGCTGAAGTGTCAGCATTTGCAGCGCTCTCTTCTGCCTGACTGGCTGATATGCCGGCATTCCTCGCTGACGTCTCCGCCTCTCCGGCATTCTTCTTCGCCTCCTCAGCGTGACGCGCCACCTCTTCCACCATCAGTTCAAAACGGCGCAGTGCCTCCGGCCGGACGTCATCCTCCGACATGGCACCGAGAAAATCATTCAGCGTCCCCGGTTGAGAATCTTCATACACGGTGATGGTCCCGGCATGTGACGGCGGGAATCCTTCCACCAACAGAATGACGCTGTACTGACCGTACTCAACGTCCATGCTGTAACGACCGGCTTCATCCGGATTTTCAGAGGCCACCGTGTTCACCACCACCGTGCTGCTGGTCCGTCTGGCTTTCAGTTGAATGGTGCAGTTCTCTACCGGTTTTCCTGTGCCGTCTTTCAGTACACCTGAAATCTTTACTGCCATATTCACCCCACAAAAAAGCCCGCCTGAACCGGCGGGCTGTCATAACACTGTGTTACCTGGCTAATCAGAACTTATAACCGACACCCACGATGAAACCGTCAGTGCGCCAGTCGCCACTGCCGGAGCCTTCATAAGCGACATCAATGGCCACGGATTCGGTCGGGTTAAACTGCACGCCAGCCCCCCACGCCAGAGACGTGTTGCTGTGGCGACCGTCATCACTTCCGGTCAGCACATCGTGCGTTTTCCCCTTGTTGTCAGTTACGCGGAGATAATCCCCGGAGAAAGTCGACACACGGCTGTAAGCCACTCCCGCCATCGCATACGCGCTGAACCATTCATTCACGCGCACAGACGGCCCCGCCATTACGCTGAACCAGCGGTTACGAACGGAATCTTCATGCCAGCGGGTATCGCTGTAATGGGTCAGCTGGCGATTCTTGTCTCCTGCATAGCTGAACGACGTCACCATCCCCAGTGTGTCCGTAAACTCATAACGGTATTTCACGTTAATCCCGTTCAGTTCATCGCTGCCAGGAACGTTCGTCGAGACATGAAGATACCCCGCGCTCAGCGTGGACTGATGTTCAGACGCCCATGCAGGCGCACCGGATACGGCCAGACAAATGGCTGCGGACAAAATGGCGGCATAAAGTTTACGCATAATTACCTCTCGCTTTTCTGCAATAAAAAAGGCGTCATTTCTGACGCCCGTTCTGGGTTATAAAATTCAGCTGATACTGATACCTGCTGTGGATTTTTTCATCACCACAACCAGCAGATCGCTGATACTGGTTGTTGGTGTCCAGTTATTCGCTCCTGATGAAGATACGGTGGATGTCAGTGTCAGCGTCCCCTGTCCGGCAGGCATATCTATAACTGAGGAAAATACGCCCTGAGCATCCGTCGTGGACTGATTAAAAATCTCCTGACCATTGCGGGTCACTCTTAACCGGCAGGTTGAATACCAGTATGACTGTTGGTTATTACTGTTGAAATTCTCATGCTTACCACCGCGGAATAACACTGGCGGTATCATGACCTGCCGGTCAAATTTCTGATCATCACTGATTCTTACCGTGATGGTGCCACTGGCATAACTGTTCGTGCGGGGGAAAGACTTGCTGACCGTTTTGACAATATCACCTTCAATCTGGTTGGCTGACAGTTTCCCCTTAATCTGACAGTTCTCATTAATCGTGACGTTGTTGAGCGTCCCGGAATTCGCATTCACGTTACCGCTGATATCAGCATTTCTTGCGGTCAGCCTGCCCTCCGGCGTCAGGGAAAACGTCGGGGGATTGCCGGACGAGGTGATACTCACCGCAAACAGCCGCTTCAGGAACACGTCGTTCATGAACAGCTGATTCCCCTGCGCCACAAATAACGGCGTGCTGTTGCCGTTCTCCGGATTTATCATCGCGATACGGTCAGCCAGCAGCAGTATGTTGCTCAGTGGCTGGCCATCAGTATCCTCAATCCCTGCACCAATCCCGGCCACATAGGGAATGCCGTCTTTCGTTTTTTGAACCTTCAGCATGTACAGCGCAGCCAGGTCATCATTTGTGTCCTTCTGCACGCGCTGTATCTGCTGTATGGTGGCGCTCTGGTCCTCCAGCGTTTTGTTGACCGTCTGTGTGATTTCATTGCGGGTTTCCGTGATGCTGGTCTTCATCTCCGCCATCTCATCTGCAAGCTGGCTGTTATCTATCAGTTCCCACAACCCCTGAGCCAGATGCGTTTTTCCTATTTCTCCTCTGAAAAAGTCCAGATACCCTTCTGCATCATTGCTGGCCTGCCCGCTGGCTTCCACAAACGCAGACTTGCCCACCAGATTGACGCTGCGCACGTAAAACCAGAAATCCTTCCCGGGCTTAATGTGCGGGCCGGATACACTCCACTGACTGCCGGTCCCCAGATAACGGGCAGAGGTTTCCACCTGAGATGTGTCTGCGATTTTTGTCTCCGAAAACCAGAACTCAAACTGTACCGTCGGGTCATACACCGCAAGACGCGGGACCGCCGTTATCTGAAAATACCCCGGCGTCAGTTCAATGGTGGCGGGTTTTGCTGGCGCGTTAATCCGGAAGGTGGTGGTGGCCGGTTCGCCCTGCTGGCCATAACTGTTAATTGCCCTGACTGTCAGGGTGTATTCCCCGAGCGGCAGACCACTGAAACGATGCTCTGTATCCGCAGTGATGGCGGTGGTCACCAGACGGCTGTCTTCTCCGCTTCCGCTGGTCAGTCGCAGACTGAAGCGCACCCCCTTCACCACCCGCGGCGTGTCCCATTTCGCCTGTGCCAGATACTGGCCGTCAGCCGCGCTCACCTCCACCGTGAGGTGCTGTACTGCCGGCGGGATGACGCTGTTCAGCGAACCGGACAGTGGCTCAAAGCTGGCCCCGTTATCCAC